AGCGAGGCCTGCCTTGATCCACAGAATTGCTTCGCCAGAGGGGCGCGAAGGAGACACGGCTACGCCGTTGTCCACGACCACATCGCGGTTGTAGACGAAGGTGGTTTCAGCCACAGAGAACGAGCCGAGGTTTTTCTGGGGATCATTACCTTGTGACAGGTAAGCGGCGGCGGTAGGAGACACCGTTACAGGTACGGGGACACCATTGATGTCATGCACCCCGTATACGGTGGTTGTGGGAGCCACGTGCCGAACCTGAAGGAAATAGGCGTCTCCTTTTTCATCCTTCAGCGCCAGCGAGGCAAAGCGTTCGTTGACGCTGTTGTTCAGCGTATCGAGATTTGCGAGCGCTTCTGTGGAAGGGCGTCGCTGGAGGCCGATCGGAAGGATAGGGAGAAAGTTGACAAGACCCTTGGCGTTCTCGTCCAGCATAGAGCTGTCAGGCGCTTCAGAGATGCCTTGCATAGGAGGCGGGATGGAGATCTCGCGGCGTGCCATTCTTAGTATCTCCCACGGGTGCGACGAAGGCGGCGAGCGCCGAAGATGTTCAAGGTGACGGGATTAGAGAGGGAATTGTGACGGCGCTGATATTGATCTTCGATGTCTTCGAGGATCAGCCGGGCCTCCATGATGGAAGCTTCCTGTTCATTCTGCACCCGAGCATCGTTCAAGGAGGCCGCGTTACGGGCCTTGGCTGCTTTGGCCGCGATCATAACGCGGGCTGCGGGGGGCAGAGAAGCGAACTCAACACGTTCGCGGACAATGAGGGATACCGGACCAGGGAACACAAAGTCGCCAGTCGAGTTGTTGTAGAGGTAGAGGTTGGGGCCGTCAAGGCGTACACCAACTTCGGAGTTCACGGAGTAGAACACCTGGCCGATGACACCGTGAGGTGCAGGCGAGGCGGACAAGATGTTGTCTGGGATCTGGATGCGGCCCGTGATGTCGGGAGCAAAGTTGCGGAAGGAGGTGTTCCAGGACCAGCCTTCGGACTGGACGAGCACGTCTTCCTTGTAGAGAGCGTTGACAGCCAGCGCGAGTTCGCGGTTGTTAGGCTGCTCTAGGGTATTGACCGGCGCAACAGCGATGGCACCGAGCACGTAGTTCACGGCGTCGAGCTGATCGAACTGGCGGTTGGAGGGAATATCGACCATGTGCTTGCCTTGGCTGGTTGTGCGGGAGGGAAACAGAAGCGAGGAGAGAGATACAGCAATCTCCTCGCCCTGTCAAGTGGACCTAAGCCTCGCGGCTCAGGGTAGTCTTACACAGCAGGTGCTGCGGTGCGCAGTTCGACGGCTGCTTCCGGACGGAGGATGCCGTGGCCAGCAACGTACTTGCCCAACACCAGGGTGCCCTGGCGGTATGCAGTGTATTCGCTTTCCATGGTCATGCCAACGCCTTCGAGGGCGCCAATGGCGCTTGAGCCGTAGATAACGCCTTGCGTGACCGAGTAGTCGGCGCGGCGCGCTGCGCGAACCGAAGTATCAACACGCTCGTCGAGGCTGACGAGGTTGTTCGAGCGGATCAGTGGGATAGCAGCAACGCGGTTGACAATGCCTTCAGCCAGCGAGCCATTCGACTGCGGGTTGAGGTCCTTGTCGATCGGCTTCTCGGACTGCACGATGAGTGCGTACTGAGCAGGGCGGAAGAAGGCCTTCACGTCATTCAGAGGCACGTCTTTTTCGAGCAGCGCCGTCGATGCGTCGAAGATGCCGTCAAACAAGACAGCGCCGTCAGTTGCGAACGCAGCGTTGGTCAGCGCAGAACCGGCGCCATGGCCAGCCGCGCCAGCAATCGTAGCGGCCGAGCGGGCAGCCAAGATAGCCATGCGAGCAACGTCGCGGTCATACGAGCGAGCGAGCGTTTCGCCAATCTCATAGGCGTATGGCGCGCGGACTTCGAAGTGCGTGACCAGCTCGTCAATGTTCGCGATGAACACAGGAGCGACCAGCGTATCTTCGATGTCGATCGTGCGCTGAGCCGAGAGGATCGACTGACCGTTGATTTCTTCGCCAGGGACGTGGTAGAACGCAACAGCGCGGCCGATGACCGGGAACTGTGCAGACTTCGCGCCCGTGAAGGGACGCTTCATTTGGTGCATGCCGAACGATTGTGCGCGCTTGAACGCGGTCATCGCTTCAGCACCGAGCACCGTGAGGCCCAGCGCGCGGACATCGCCTGCGCCGAGGTTTTGGAGGACCCGTGATGGGGTTTGGTCAGCCATATTATACTTTTCCTTTGGGGGTTGGTGGAGGGATGGAGGGGTGGAGGCTAGATCGGTTTCCCGAAACGGCGGAAGGCCGCTACGATACCGCGATAGCCGAACGAGGCTGCCACGACGACACCGAAGGAGGCGAGATACCACTCAGGCAAAGCCTGCAGGGCCTCGAAGCCTTTGATGACATGTGGCTGAAGAGGAGGGAAGAAGACTGCGATGTAGGGGCCAACAATGGCGACCATCATCCATTCATCTTTCCACGACGCTTCGGCCTGGTCCAGAGCACGCATGTCCCAGTCGATTTCGGCAGTCGCTTGGCGGCTTACGATTTCGGCTTTCTTCTCGGCGAGGGTTTTCTTCGTCTCCGCTTCGATGACAGCGACCTTCGACTTCGTTTCGATTTCGAGGGTCTTGCGCTTGGCCAGGGCCTCGAACCAGCGGCCAATCGGTTCGCTGATTATCTTCATGATGTCGATAGGGCTCAACTTATTACTTTCGTGAGAGGGCGATGCGCTTGTAGACATCCGCGCGGTACTGTGCATCTTTTGCGTACTGCGGATCTTCGATTGCCTTCAGCAGAGCTGCTTCGGAGTCGAACGGTTGGAGGCCACCATTGACAGGAGGGGTGCCCCCCGCAGGTTTGCCGTCAGTTGCGTTGCGCGCGGGCGATGCAGCAGCCTTGGCCTGTGTGAAGCGCGGAGCGTAGATCTCTGCGAGTTTCACACGGGTTGTGGGCGATGCTTCATTCCAGCTCTTGAGGTCGGCCGAAGAGAGAGTAGACTGCGCCCACTGGGTGAAGCCTGCCCACTCTTGCGAGCCACCAATCTTATCGATGACCTGAGCGTTTGCGACAGCGGCGTCGTCTGCAGAGATTGCAGTTGCGCTTGGAGCTGGCGGGGCTGTGATCACTGCGGCTTTTGCTTCTGCGGCGCTGAGGAAGGCCTGGACGGCCGACTTCGGGACGCCGAATGCAGCAGCAGCGTCAGTCAGGATCTGATCCGTGACAACACCACCAGCAGCTTCGCGGGCAGCAGTGAAGGGGGCCACCCGGTCCCAGAACGCTTGCTCTTCCGGTGGGGGAGGAGCCGTTGGTTCAGGTACCGGAGCGGTTGGAGAAGGAACGGGCGCCGTTGGTTCTGATGCAGGGACCACGGGTGCTGGCGAAGGAGTGTCGTCCTGTTGAGTCTCGTTCAGGAAGCTGAAGTCACCTTTTGGTGCAGCGACCTGGTTCTCTGCGTTCTTAGCGGCGATCATCTCGGCCATGATCTTGTCGGCTTCTGCTCCTTGTGGGACATCTGCGGCCGAGGTTACTGTCATGTTTGTATCAATTGCCATGTTGCTTTATTCCTGGGGTGTTGGGAGTTGGGATTGAGCCAGTTGACCCAGCTGTTGAACGGCCTGAGGGGCAGCGCCCACAGCGGCTTGCGTTAGTGCAGCCTGTTGTGCGCGTGAGTCTGCCTCTTCTTGCGAGATGAGCAGGCCGGAGATGGATACGCCTTCTGCCTGTTCCAGCAGGGCGACGAGGGCGTCGATATTGATCCGAGACTGGATGGCCTGCGGAGCGAACTGTGCGAGCACAGAGAGGCCTTGGAGCACGCCGGTCACTTTGGCCTGACGAGCGAGCGAGGCTGCACCAGTCAGGATCGTGATGCGGACCTGCTTGCGTTGCCATGAGGGCATACGCTTCGAAGACTGCAGGCGGCTAGTCTTGAGGAGGGCGTGCGGCGTCTGGAGACGGACGACCATATCTGCGTATGCGCCACCGAGCTGTTGCTCAAGCTCGGCAGCCATCAGGCGGATCTCTTCTGCAGTCACGCGCTCGGCTTGCCGCTGTACGGAACTGGTTGTCAAGAACGCCTTTTCGAGGCGGGCAACAATACGGTCCATGACGGAGAGGGAGGCCTGGAAGTCAGCCGACTTCTCAGAGCGTACCGTGCCGATGTCTTCTTCGACACCAGTGATGATGTCGCCGTTTCGAGCATCGCGTAGGGCAGTCTTCGAGGTGACGCCACCTGGGCGCACCAGACGAATGAGGATGGCGCCGATGGCTGTACCTTCTTGGACAGTCTGCGACATACCATCGAGGCTCTCAAGATCTGCGATGTAGTTGTCCACGTAGCCACGGCCGAAGTGCTCTTCTTCGAGCAGCTCGTACACCGGGAAGGCGAAGGGGAGTTCGTCGATCGGATACTCTTTCGAGGAGTTGGCGATCTCGATACCGGCTACTTCCTGGAACACACGG